TAGAATTTACTTGTCCACTAGGAAGCGAATGTGAAGAGATACGTGATAATAAAATTTATAGATGTATGTGGTACACCAAGATGGTTGGTTTAGATCCAAACACAGGTGAGCACGTAGATGATTGGTCTTGTGCTATATCTTTTATGCCAATGTTACAAGTTGAAATGTCTAATACTAATAGAAGTCAATCAGCAGTTCTTGAGAGTTTTAGAAATGAAACAGTAAAAGGACAAACTGAATTTAATAAATTAATAAGTAGTAAGGTTATGCCTAAAGGAATTGAATAATGAGCGGCAGACTTTTTAAAAATCTTATAGCTGGGTTTATAGTTTTAATAATGGCTGGGTGTAGTGTCTTTCCTAACACCACAACTGTATCAGCTCAATCTAAAGCCAACAATATTGACAACCCAACTATAAAGGCTACTCAAACATTTAAGTGGAGTAAAGAATGAATGGAATGAAAATACCTCTAGCGATCATCCTGGCGGTTTCAATTCAAGCCATCGGTTTAGTTTGGTATGTGTCTAAGATTGATAGCAAGGTTGAAACACTCTACTCCGCATATCAAAAGAGTAATCAAGAATCTGTACTAGAGAATCAAATTAGGATGCGCATAGATCTCGCCAATGTTATTGACGGATTAGTTGTTACATCTACACAGATAGAACAGCTTACTCAGATGGTTGAGAAAGTTAGAAAGACAAACACCACTCTTGTGAAGCAAAACAAGAATATAAAAAATACTATCACTAATTTAAAGAAGCAGATCACATCTTTAAAGAAGGCTGATACAAAGAAAAAGAAAAAGAAATCAACGAATAAGGAACTAGGATGAGTAACTTTCTTCTAATCACATAGGAGGTAATAATGGTAGCAGAATTAATAGCAATGTTTGGATCAAAAGCTTGTTGTATTGGAGCAGCTGGAACTGGTGGAATATGTAACGCAGCGATGCGAAGAAAGACTCCAGTTAAAGATATTGTTGCTTCAGTATTGATCGGTTGGGTGGCTGCAGAGTTTTTTATACCAGCACTAATGGCACAATATGGTTTTGGAGCAGAGGTGGCACTAGCTATAGCATTTGTTTGTGGCTATAGTGGAGTTAGGATATTGGCCAAAATTGAAGGCACTATTTTAGATAAGATAAAATTATGAACAAATGGACAGACGCATCATTTAATAAGATCCAAACCCTAGCTACTTTAGCCGTCATGTTAATTGGCGCTGTCATGTATGTTTCCGAAATAGAGAAAGACGTTGCTATTCTCCAAAGTAATCAAGCAGCAATGAAGTCCCAGATCGCAGAATACCAGGCTGATAACAAAGCTATGTTTCTAAGAATTGATCAGAAGCTTGATCAAATGATAAATATTATTCACACATATAAGGAGTAACAATGAAAGAACAAATCGAAAAACTAATGAAGAATAAATCTGTAATGATCTTCGGTGCGATTGTTATCGTTGGCATTATAGTAAATTATATCGGCTGATGTTTGGTATTCCAATGGAGGTCGTCACTATGCTGGGCAGTACAGTAGGTGGTGCTGTTATGCGTATCTGGTCCCAATCTAATGCTGATAAAGCAGAGCAATGGAAGATGGCCCTGGAAGCTGGCAGAGAGAATGAATTATCAAAGTCCGCAGCTAGAGAGTGGAACACACCTCACGCTAACTGGACTCGTAAATTCCTGGTAGTTTCGTTTATGGTAATGGCTATGTTTATTATTGTAGCGCCACTGCTAGGCCAGAGCACCCAGGTCCCAGTGATCTCAACTGAAGGCTTTAAATTGCTTTTCTTGGACTTTACAAAAGATATTACAACTTGGGTGGAACTTGAGGGTGTCGTTACTCCAGAGTGGTTAAGTCACGCAATTATGGCAGTTGTCGGTTTATATTTTGGAAGCAGCATAACCTCTCGCAGATAATGGAACATCTCCTGGAGTTTTGTAATTCCGAATCTCAGCGAACTAAACTAAAGCTTTACAAAGAGCTTGGATCCGTTAAGAAGGTAGCTTCTGTTTTAGGGATTGCACATCAAAATGTTAGCGCAACATTAAGAATACTCAGAAAGAGAGCTGCTAAACAAGGTATTGCTCCAGAAGCTGATATGAGTCACCTGGCTGCCCAGGGTTTTAATGTTAAAGGGGTATCTACTTTATATGGTGATGAAGGCCAAGTTAAAGTCCAATGGGTTAAGACTCAACAAGATGCTGCAGATCCAGAAGAGATCGCCAGGGTGTTTAATGAAATGTTATCAGACTTTTCAGCTGCGCCAGTGTCACCTCCAAAAGAAGTTGATACAGATCTACTTGCAGTTTATCCAATGGGGGATCCTCATATTGGAATGCTTGCCCACAGAGAGGAAAGTGGTGAGGACTTTGATCTGAAGATAGCAACCAGGGACCTACAGAAAGCTACCAAAATGTTGGTGGAAAGATCACCTTCTACTGATGAATGCCTGGTGCTGCAGCTTGGAGATTTCTATCATTCTGATAACCCTCAAAACAGAACTGAACGTGGTGGCAACGCACTCGACGTTGATGGAAGATGGCACAAGGTTTTAAAGGTTGGTATTAACTTAATGATCGAGCTTGTTATGTCAGCACTAGCTAAACACAAGCATGTCACAGTTAAGAACATTTGTGGAAATCATGATTCTAATTCTAGTTTATTCCTGGGTATAGCAATCGAGTCTTACTTCAGAAATGAACCCAGGGTAACAGTTGATACTTCTCCATCTAAGTATTGGTACTATGAGTTTGGAAAAATACTAATTGGATCTACTCATGGGGACACAGCTAAACCAGAAAAGCTCCCAGGCATTATGGCTGCAGATAAACCGAAGGAATGGGGCCGAGCTGATTTTAGATATTGGTACACTGGCCACATCCATAACAAACAAGCTATGGAATTTCCTGGTGTATTGTGGGAGTCATTCAGAACTTTAGCTGGAAAGGATGCCTGGCATAGTGCCATGGGTTATAGATCGGCTCGCGACATGAGCTGCATAATCCATCACAAAGACTTTGGCGAGATCGGAAGGAACACAGCTTCTTTAAAACTTATAAGATCTCAGTAACCCAATCTAAAGATCTCTCAATATAACCAGCTTTGTTTATTATATCTCCTGGGGTTCCATACAGCTCTGACTGCTCATTGGCCCAACCGCCTATTTCTTTTCTAATATCTTTCGGACATTCAACAGATCTTAACCTAGTAGTTAGAGTATGACGAAATGAATGTGAGGTTGGAGAATTTGGTCCTAAAATTTTATGCAGCCTTTTATTAACAGCAGCGTTTGCACTATCTTTTCCTCGTAATGTTTTTAAATACCGGGGGAAGATCCACTCTTGTGAAAGATCCAGGCATTGAGCTGTAGCCAGGGAAGATCCAACCAAGGGAATAATCCTTTGAGAGCTTCTATTCTTTAGCCTACGCATGGGATTCTTATGTAAGATTACATGAGGTATTGTTCCTAATTTTATATCCTCAGAAGTTAATCCTACAGCCTCGGAAGATCTCATTCCAGTGTCAATTAATAAGCCGATGATCTGCTCAACTTTATTATTAGATCCAGCAACAATATCTCTTACGAAAGTTAGCTGATCAGAAGTAAAATCATCTCGATCCTCACTATCTAAACCTAAGTTGGGTATGTTAAGTTTCCGAAATCGGAGGAAGTGATCTATTTCATGTTCTTCATAAACCAAATTAAAGACTGCTGAAATTAAATTCAGCTCTTTACGGACAGTGGAAGTTTTAACATCTTGGCAGCGAGCTCTTATAAAACTATTGATCTCTAGCTTTGAATAACTATGTGGAGGATGATCACCTAAATGTTCAGTTAAATATCCAATATCTCTAACTGTATCTGTATAAGCTTTGCTTTCTTTATCTAGGCCTTTAAGGATTCTATACGGCTCTAAAAAGTCTGAAGCCACTTCCAATTCTTTTTCTTTCTTTTTAAATGGATCTATTCCTTTGGCTATATCTTTTTTATATCCTCTTACTAATTCTCTTGCTTCATCTAATGTGATTTCTGGATATTTACCCATGCGTTTAGATGTTTTCTTAAATCTGAATCTCCAAGACTTACTTCCTCCTTGGTGAAGCGGGGCAGTTCTTAAATATAACCCATTATAATCTGCTTTAAATTTCTCCTTATCACCAGGCTTAATTGATTTAATTGTACGATCAGATAGCATAATTTATTGAGTAGCACAGTCAGTAGCACAGTTTACACCAATATATAATGATTCACTTGATATATTTTAAGAGATAACGAGAGTATCAATTTGTCCTATAAGCGGCTTACAGGCAACAAAAAAGCAGCCATTAAGACTGCTTGATGTATTTTTTCTGGTGCCGTCGGACGGCATCCTCTAAATTGTCGTTATACCTTATGGGAAAGGGGTTTAGAATTATTCAATATCACGAGTAGCACAGTTAATAGCACAGATTGATCTAATTTGGAGTAGCTACACACTCATCTAAATACTCTACCATTTCACTATAAATCCAACGCTGACTTCCAGCAACTGTTCGAGATGGAGGGATTATACCATTTTTCTGTAATCTATAAATAGAAGGGACAGATAGATCTAACATTTTTGCTACCTGTTGAACTCTTAAAAATTTATGTTTATAGGGTTCCATTTAACACTCCGGTTTGATTTGCTTATGATCCGAGATCTCACCAGAGCAAACCTTCTGAATGTAGAACTCATGTTCAAATATTGCGTCCTGGTAATCCATTTCACCAGCGATAGCCAGGATAGCAATAAAGTAAATGCCAATTGCGACACGTTTAAAAAGGATCATCATCTGGCGGTGTTATTTGTGGTGGTGTTATTTTTGGCGCAGCTTGCCTTGGCTCATCCTTAAACATTGAAATAGATATTCCAGTTTTTCCAAGATCTGTTTCTATTCCAGCTGGATTAAATGTTTTGTCCAATATCATGTAAGGACCATAGTCACCTTTAAGAACAACTCCTACAGCAAGATAGTTTTGTTTCTCCTCTCCATCCTTCATGTATGTGCCATTTTTTACTTTCAAGTTATATAATTTTTCTGCCATCTTATTCTCCTGTGTAATTAATTAATTTATATAGCGCATGCCAACCTTTGTTACCCTCAACATCTGTATGAGGTTCTTCAACAGTTTTAATATCGAACCCATCTTTATGTTTTAGATCAGCAATTCGTTGAGTTAGTGAAGTTCCTGGTGGAAAATCAAAAGCGGTAACACCGCCATTCGGCCAGGCTTCAACTAGCTTTTTTAATATTCTTGTCTTTAGGGACATCTTGATCTCCTTTATTGATTAGTTTTTGCTTCATTGCTTCAGCACCTTTTACTTCTTGATCTATAACTACAACATTTTCAGCATGATCACCACGCTCAAACTCATCTTGATCTTCAATACCACTAAATGAGAATGCGATTCTGGCTGCTTGGATCATTGCTTTGTGTCGCAGCATCCTTGCCGGCCATTGTTTCCAAACTTGATTGTTTCTCATACACTCTTTCATGTATTCAGTAACTTCAATCGAATGATCTCGATCCTTCCTAAACATCTGAACAGTAATCGAAATAAGATTTCCATCTTTATCTAAGTTATCAGTGGTTTTCATTCCATTGTAATTTGGGTGTCTATTAATAAGCTTCATCCAACCATCAATTGAAACGATCGGACGAATACCACCCTGGGAAGGAAACGCAAAGATCTCCCTGGTAAGAGGATTTAAGTCGTGTTCTTTAGCGACTATAAGAAAGGCTGCAAATTGTCCATCACTTATATTAGGTGGGACTGCAGTTTCTTTAAGCGCTTTAATAAATGGTGCTGGTTCCATATCGAACTTAGCTGCCATCACTTTTGTTAAGCTTTTATCTCCCATATATTTCTCCTATGTTTTTAAACGAAAGGTGCGGCTCGAAGATTCTTTGGAATAATGCTCATAATATCCATCCTCTTTGAGCCGCTTGGTGTCAACGCTAACCCTGGAGCTCTCCTTCCAGGTCGCGAGGAGTTGGCCTTTATCATCTTCTAAGAATGAATGATCAGCCATCTCTTTTTGGATCTCAAGTTGAGTATCAGCTTCAAGCTTTTTGAGATCTTTAATTTTTGTTTTAATGCCGCTTAACCTAGAACACTTCTTTGTGATTCCATTGGTGGAGATCAAAGTGTCACCATTGTCATGTGGCCATTTGTTTTTAATATCTGCAGCATTAATTGGATCTGGTTGAATCCCAGCGAGTACATACTCATGCCAAAATTTAACTTCGGCATTAACCAGGTGATCTATAATTTCTTGATCTCTTGGTATGTGATAGATCCTAAAGTCATTGCCATTGATCAGAACTGCTACATCTGCAAACTCAGTATCAGTCACTGCCATGTAATGGTAAACCTGGGCCAGATAATATTCTGGTATGTCAGTAGATCCTAAATCTCCCCAATCTGGAGAGTAACCAGAAGTCTTAACTTCTAGGATTCCATTCTTTCCAACGATCTCACGATCTAGGTTAGCAAGAATAAAATCATGGTCCTTATGTTTGAGGATCCTATTGTTGCGACGGACCTTATTACCAGTTCGCTTCTCATATTCAGTAGCAACTATAGCTTCCATGGTACGGCCCCAATACATCCTTTCGCTATCTGGTGTATCTTCTGCGCTACCAATCTTATCTAGGTAAACATCCAGGGGGGACTTCCATTTACTTAATCCAAGGATCGCACCAGCGTCCGATCCGCCTATTCCATGGCGCCTGGCTTCAAGCCATTGGTCATGTGTCATATCTTTTGTGTTAGTAGTTTTATTCATATTGGCTCCTATTATATGCTATTTTTAGTATCAAATGATATTATATGTATCATCTTGACGGAAAAAAAAGGTTAAAGCTCTTCGCTTGAGCCAGAACCAGTTTACGTTCAGCTAACCAGCGTTCTCCCTGTTCAACTGCTTCAGATCTGGACATTCCTTTAGTAACTAGATCACGAGTTAAGTGCCAAATGTCTTTTGGAAAATGAGCGCACTCGTCTTGAAAATCTGTATAAGCATCTTTCTCTTCAATGAGATCCATTTTTAACCTCCGGTAGTTGTTCAATTAAATGATTAAATCTTAGATTCTCGATCCTTACTTGATCTAATGTTTCATACAGATTCTTGATCTGCTCATCATCTTGATCACCTCGAGATTCTGAGATCGCTCTTATATGCGATTCTAAATTATGCAGCAGCACATTGATCTGAGAAACTTTGAATCTCAATACACTGTAGGTTTCTGCACTTTGATCTACTATTTTCATTTCACCTCCCAGTGTAATTTCAAAATTTTATCTGCAAGATTAAATTCAGATTTATATCTAAAATAAAAAAGATCTTTTTCTCTTTTATTGCTAGCTACTGTTAATTGCTTATAATTTTCCTTTTGTAAATTTGCCAAATTGATTTCAGCTTCACTTCGCTCATGCAATAAAACTTTATAGATCTTATCAAGAAGTTCCATGTTTGCTGCAGCCGAGTCAAAAGACTCTGCCAATTGTTGAAAATATCTAACTTTTTTTCTTTCATAAGTAGTCATTTCTCCTCCTTTTTCCAATACAAAATACTCTTGCCAATTACTTTTGATTTGAAGTTTTTATTAAATAAACACGCAAACCAAAACATTTCAAGAGCATCAAAACTATGAAATGTTTTTTTATAAACAATCTCATTGTGATCTGTTGATCCAAGAACACTGTCATAGTAATAATTAGGAATACTTGAATGCTCCCCATACTCAACCCATTTTTCAAAACCTTTAATCATATAACCTCCCTCGCTTCTTTTAAATGAGATCTTCTTTCCACAATCTTAAAACCTAGATCTTCGATTATGTCCAGAACTCTTGGTGTTAATGTTTTTGATTCAGCGATCATTGCAAACAATGAAGCTTCCTCACTCACTGGGTAAACCAAAGGCTTCCCATAAACATCTTTTACTTCAACGACTATTTCCATTTACTCCTCCTAGTTGACAATATAATGCCCCTGGCTAATGCCAGGAGCTCCTCCCTACTCACGCTCCCTCCCCGACTAAATCGTTTTTGATTAAGCAGCCGTTATAAACAGAATTGATCGCATTAAGTATTCGCTCCTCATTCCGATCTTTTTCTTCTAATCGCTTGGCTTTTTCCTCTGCGCTTTCCATAGTGACATTACTAAAACTCACAGTAACGTCTTTCATAACACGATTAATCGCTTTGGCTTCACAAAGTTTTTTCCTTTGATTAGTATTCAGTTTTTCAACATCAATCCTTTTCTCAAACTTGTAAACAGCTTTAGAGTTATACTTACCTAATCCAGTAGTTTTCACATGGCCATCATCATTAATGTAAAGCAACTCAATAGATTCATAAGTAGACTTTTTAACTTTGCACCATTTATCAGTTTTAGGATTTAAAGTTTGAAAACAAAGTCGATCTCCGCGCTTGGTAGTTTCAATCCAATACCTTCTTTTAGTTTTGAATTTGAAACCCCAGGGATAGTTATCGACTTCAATAGCATTATCGAAACTATCTTTGTTATAAATAATATTCATTACACCTCCTCCGGGTTAGCTGGAAAAACCAGCGATTTATAAAACGCTTTATCAATTTTGACACCACGATTATCTCGAAGCTCTATGAGCACTTCCATCGGAAGCTCGAATGTTCCGTCATAGTCAACCAGCGCACCATCCTCAAACCACAAGCCACCGCCAATTTCCTCGCCATACTCATTGTGTTCAAAATATCCATAAGAACCTAGAAGATTTATTCCAACCTCAAAGTTCTTAGTTTCTGTAATTTTGTAACTTTCTTTCAGTGGGTTCATACTTCCTCCTTAATTCCAAGCAAACAAAGTGCCACTATCGTATGGCTCCGCAAACCAACCAGCATCATCTAAGATCTCAGCCAGTTTGGGATGAACCCCATCTGACATACTGGCCCAGGCATCATAAATAAGCTCATCGTCCGGGCCATAATCCTCACTACCCCGAAACCAGATCCCATCCATACAGCTCTCATCCCATTCAATCCCTGGTGTAGCTTTCGCTTCCGGGATCTCCCTGTTGATCTTTTTAATTAAAGCATTTATTTTCATACCACCTCCTTGTGAATTGCATTTCGTAAATGATCTAAATCTCGAAACCCTATTCGACCATTCATTAAAACTTTTTCATAATCTTCGAGCATATCTAAACATTCCTCCTCGACATCATAAAAAACCAACCACTCCTCACTTTCTAAATATTCATAATTCCAAGCAAGCCAGTGATTATCTAAAGATCTCATAGCAGATTTAGATTTAGACTTAGGACAATTGATTTCAACAGTAACACTGTTATCTTTAATATTCATTACACCACCTCCTTGTTTAAATATTCCAGATCAGTCCCAATTCGTCGGACATAACTTTTAATGTAAAGCAGCGCATCTTCAGCATCCACCAATTTTTTATAATGCAACCTCAGTGTATTGCCATTTCGTGGATAATCAGCCAGTTCCATATCAGATTTCAGTCCATGCCAGGCAAGATAGCTTTCCAAATCCTTGGTATAAGTTGGATGGTACCCATCAGCGCCACCCATTACAGCGACCTCTTTCATTGAAGTCAGATCATTTGGAATCTTTATTGAATAATCACATTTAGTTGTCTTAGCATAAACACCCTTAACAACTTCAAGTGGTGTATCCATAACATGATCATACGCACTTGACCATGCTTCGATATTTTCTAAAGTTTTCATAACTCCTCCTCTGGTAAAGCACAACGTGGAACAAAGTTATTCATGACTTTCAGCTTGTAACGATCAATGTTGTTTGCGATCCCTCGCATATCATGAACAAAATCAGCTGATTCGCAATAAAGCAGCTTCTTAAAGTCAAGACCAATATCAACATGGGCAGTATCAAGATCGCAGCGCCAAGATGTCCCGGCATCATTATAAAAACCAGGCAACTCAATGTCGCATCTCCAAGCTACCGCATTAAACAAACCTCTTTCTGGAAAATCTCTCATTACCCTACCCCCGCTAGTTTGAATCGAGCCATAGTGACTTCCATATTGCATTCACTGCAACATTCATCATCTTCTCGATCTGATAATGGCCAAGGGTTATTACCCCAGCCTTCAAAGAAATTGCCACACAAGCAGCATGACCAGTAGTCATGGCCTTTATGAGTAACTCGCTTAGTTTCCTTAACTCTCATTTTTTCTCCCTTTCTTATTAAATCAACTACATTATAGAATACGTATTGTATCCTTGTCAAGCATTAATTACACACAGTAGCTAAAGAAAGATAAGAAATGTAGGCCTAGAGCGGCCTACAGAGATAAAAATAAATTTAAATTAGATGGATAAAGACGTTATCCATGGAAGGTTTAGTGGAAGAAATGGCCATAAATCAGATCATGATGTATGAAATACATTGCAATACAGAATAACGAAATTCTGATCCCCCATTTTGTAACTTTTGAAAACCCTGTTTCCAAGATCATTTTGCGAGCTAGTTTCTTGATTAATAATCTTCGCTGCTCAAGACTATCTAAAGTGTTGCCACTTATATCTCTTATATTGACGTTCATGCTATTATCCTTTTTTATAGTGAGTAATATAGTATTAGTAAATCTCACTTCGAGCAACTACTTTAAGGTGGGCAGTAGTAGCCGGGTTAACCCTCGCTTTTACGAATCTTGGGTGTCCTGTTCGTGCTACATTATTTTGTGAGGCTCTGGGAATTTACCTTATTTAACTTCCCTCTTAGCAAAACCTCATTTTATTACAGGTCATTATAACCCTATTACAATATGTGAATACGTTTATTATCTTTATGACGAAACT